TCAAGATGCAATCAGCCCATGGGTGCGCATGGCGGAAAGTATCGCCAAAATGGCGGCGCGCGCTTCTGTGTCGGCGGTCGCGCCGCCCACGGGGTCGGAAATGGCCGAAAGCCGCTCGCCCACCACCTTCGCGTCCGCAATAAACAGGCCGTCCGGACGGACCGGATCGTCGCGCCATGCGCTGCCGTCATGCTGCATCGCATGATCGCGATCCGCGACGAACATTCGCAGCCCGCTCCGTGGCGAAACGAACCGCCAGCCGCCCTCGCTCCATCCCGCCAATTCCCCCTCGCGGCCCTCCCAAGCGCCGCTCGCCGGGCTGCCGACGATCCAGCATTGCCCCATGTCCGGCGAAGGCGGCGGGGCCGTCTCGTCCGCGCTTTCAACCCGACCGCCGACCAGCATGTCGACGATGGTCAGCGCTTCGTTGTGGAACAATTCCTTCATCGCCTGGCCGCTGTGCAACAGGGGCAAGGCCCATCGGGGTGTCGCTTCTCCGCTCATCGCCGATCCTTTTCATTTTTATCAGGGATTTATGGTCATCACGGCCGGACGCCCTATCGCCCGAACGCCCATCTGCCGCACAGTGAATGTCCAGGGCCCGCCATGCCCCGCCGCCATGTCTTCCGCCCGCGCCGCCGCGTCCCATGTCCATGTCGGCGCGGCGACCTCCGCCCGGCGGAAGATGCCCGCCCCGTCGGCCAGCTCCACCATATAACGCTCCGCCTCCTCGACCAGCGGCGCATCGACCCCGTCGATCCAGCGCCACCCCGCCCGGCTGCGCCGGGTCCAGCTGAACGACGCTCCGCCCGCGCCGTCGTCGCGCGCCGCCAGATGCACCGGCGACGGCGGCCGGATCGCCGCGCCGTCGATGGCGACGACCGCCTCGACCGGTTCGACATCGCCAATGCCCAGCGCCGCGATCCGCACCGACGGCGCTGACAGCAGGGCATCGGGCAGAGAAAACAGCCGGTCCTCCTCCAGCAGCAGGAAAGGGTCGCCCGCCGCCGGTTCCGTCATCGCCCATTCGGTGCCGCGCAAACCGCGCCGCAAATCCGACAGCCGCCAGCGCGCCGGGCCGATCGCCTCGGCCCGCGCGAACTGGATCAGTTCGCGCCCGACCATCGCCACATTGCGCCCGGCCTCCAGCGCCGCTTCCTCCGCATCGGCCAGAACCATGTCCTGCGCCAACAGGCTGACCTCCATCGCGCCGATCCGGTCGATCAGCAGGCTGCTGGCGACGCCGGGCGGCGCATCCACCACGCCCATCACCGCAGGCGGCGCCGTGCGGCCCAGCGGCGTCGCCTCGCCCATGTCGGAGAGGGCCAGCAGGCTCGCCCGCCGCCAGCCCGCGCCCCCGCTCGCCGCCGCGACGATCACCGGCCCGCTGGCGGCGCTCTCGCCCAAAGGCGGCAGGTCGACCAGCATCAGGATCGTCGGGCCGTGGGGCGCATCGACTTCGCGCACGATCCCCCCGGACGCCACCTCGCCCGACGGCGCGCCTCCTCCCGCCGCACGGCGCAAGGTCAGGACGACCGCCATCGCCTCCCATTCGCGCGCCTCGATTCGCCAGCTTCCACCTTCCCCCGCGACCGTCACCATCGCGCCGGGGGCGAGATCCAGCGCATCCCACCCGCAGCACAGCGTCATCTCATCACGTCCTGCCCACGCCGCGTCCAGCCGTTGCGCGGCCAGTTGCCGCGCCCGCGCCGGGCCGATCACCGCGGGCAGGTCCATCCCCGTCTCGATCCGCCCCGGCCCCGGCCGCGTCACCCTCTGCACCCCGGCCTGATAATCGCGCGCCGCATCATGATGGCCCAGCGCCAGCGTCACCGGCACGCCATCGGCCGCCGCCGACCGCCGCTCGGCCGGCTCCCGCCGCTTGCCGTTGACCGCACGCACCAATGCGTCGCCGCCGACCTGCGCCACCGCTTCGCCATCGGCCACCAGCCGATCCCCCGCCAGCGAAAGCCCATGCGCCTCGAACAGCGGACTGAGCGCCGCCCGCGCATCACCCCCGCTCGCCGCATATCCCGCCACCGTCGCCAGTCCGTCGCCCGCCACCGCGCCGCCCGTCAACGCCTGCGCCACCGCACCAATCGACACAGCGCCCTCATCCGCCTCCACCTCGAACGTCAGCGAAGGAATGCGATTGCCATAGTCGCCCAGCGCCAGATCCTCGAACAGCACATAGGCGGTGCCGCGATGCGCCGACGTCTCCCCAACGCCCTGCGCCGCAGCGATCAGCGGGTCGACCGGCTGGTCCTCGTGCCCCAGATGGACGCGCATCGCGCCGAGTTCGGTCTTGAAGTCGCCCGCCGCTCCGCGCAGCAGATTGCCGTCCGCCCATATCCGCCGGATCGCGCGGATCGGCCGCGAAGACAGCGCGACGGCAAAACTCGCCGAATAGGCGTAGCTGGTCACGCTCGGCCGCCCCTTGCCGCCCCCGCTCTTTTCCCTGCTTTCCTTCAGGTCCGTCGCCCAGATGACAGTCCCCGCCACCCGGATCGTGCCGAACAGCGCCGGAATCTGGCTGCCATAGCTGGACGTCTGCACCGCCAGATCGGTCAGCCGCGGCCCCTCGCGCCCCTTGGGTTTGAACAGCACCGCCTGATCGAACGCCCGCCCCGCCAGCGCGCCTATCGCCGCGCCGATCGGCCCGCCCAGCAGCTGCCCCACCGTCGTCAGCACCACCGTCGCCATCGCCTATTCCCCTTGTCGCGGCATCCGCCAGACGCCGATCACCGGCCATGGGCACGCCCCCGGCGTCTCGACCACCCGGCCGATGCCCGCATGGGCGTGCACATGGCCGCCCTCCACCCGGATCATCAGATGCAGTTGCAAAGGGCCGGGCCGCACCAGCATCAGGTCGCCGACCGCCGCGTCCGCCACCCGGACCAGCCCTGTCTCATCGATCCACCCACAGGCCCGCGCCGCGTCGCCGCTCCGCAAGCCATAGGGCCGCGCGGCCCGTCCGCTCCACCCCGCCCTCGCAAAGGCCGCCATCGCCAGCCCCACGCAATCCACGCCCTGCGCGTCACGGCCATGCAGCCGAAACGGCGCGCCCAGCATCGCCCGCGCCGCCGCCGCGATACGCTGGCCCGCCCCGTCCTCAACCACCAGGATAGCGGGTCAGCAAGTCCATGCCTGGCAACCATGGCTCGCCCCGGAAATTGACGGCATTGCCGAAACGCCCGGCACAGGTCGCCAGTTGGCGGTCACACCCCTCGCTCAGCATCGCCAGCGTCCCCGCCTCCACCGCGCGCGGCGGCGGATCGCTCAGCGCAATGCTGTCCGCGTCATTGCCGATAACGGCCTGCGCAATCCCGCAATTGGCCCCGCTCATCCAGCGCAACGCGCCATAGACATAGTCGCCCGGTGCCAGCCCGCCGCCGGTCACCGTCACATCGGCCCCGCTCCCCGCCTCGACCCGCACGACCCGCCGCCGCCCCGCCATGGCGACACGGCACTGGCGATCGCCCAGCCGCGCCCGGCAATCCGGGCTGGTGACCGGCGCCACCGCCATGTCCAGCACCGCCGCCGGGCCGCGCAATTCCACCGTGAAGCTCCCCCCGCGCCGCTCGACCGCGCCCAGCGCCCCGCGCGCCAGCAACTGCCACATCGCGCCGGACGCCTCCCACTGGGTCAGATACAGGAACAACGCAGCCCCATCCCATCGCCCGGCGGTCAGGTCATCGGCGCTTATCGCATCGCTCGACAGCGCGCCCGCCAGGTCCATGCTCTCCGCCTCCAGCCCGATCCCTTCGCGGATCGCGCCGGGGCTCATCCCCGGTGCAGCGCGATAGACCAGACCGCCAATCTCCATGTCGCGATCATGGCTGGTCAGCCCGATCGTCACCCCGTCACGCCGCTCCAGCCGCCAGCAAAAGGCCAGCGTCGCGACGCTCCCGTCGTCGGCCAGGCTCATTCGCGTATCTCCACCAGCGGCACGGACGGCGCTTCCCCGGCGGCAAAGGTCGCGCGGTTGATCTCCAGCCTGTCCTCGGCAAAGCGCACCGGCACGTCGAACCGGTATCCCGCCGTCACCACCACGCCGTCGCCCGGCGCGGCGTCGAATGCGATGACGCCCAGACCCTCATGGCTCCACCCGCCATGCTGCTCGACCCCGTCGATCGCCACCCGGATCGTGCCTGCCACCGGCCGGGTGATCCGCCGCTGCTGCGCCTCCGCGCCCAAGCCATAATGACGCAGCAGTTGATATGTCGTCCGCACCCCGTCGCCCACGCCCAGCCACTGGTCGACCGGGCTCGGCGCGCTGCCAGCGTCGCCGCTGCGATCGTCATAGGGATCGGTGAAGCGAAAGCCCCGCGCCGCGCCCCGTCGCGCCCGGAAAAAGGCGATCAACGCGGCGATGTCCGCCTCCGACCGCACGCCCGGCCCCGCATCGAACGACAGGCGCGCGTCGGCCCAGTCGCTCGACCGCCGCTCATGCCCGCTCACGCTCTCGATGACCTGCGTCGAAAAGGCGGGAGCCACGCTCGCCTCGCGCCCGATGGCCAGGGGAAAGGCCACATCGTCAAACGCCTGCATATCGTCCCCCTCCTCCCATGCGAAACAGGTAAAGCCGTCGCGCGCCACCTGCGGCAGCGCCCAGATGAAGGTCGCCGCCGTCCCCCGCCTGACCGCCGCCTGCGCCGCCCGCGCGATGGCGCGCCATTGCGCGGCATCCTCCGGCATCAGCACGAAACCCGAAAAATAATGCTGCTCTTCAATCGGATAGCCCAGCCGCGCCGTCGCCTCGGCCACGCCCCGCGCGGTCAACCCTTCATGGCCGCCGGTCACCCAGTCATAATCTTCCAGTTGCAGCACGTCGAACGCCGGGGCCGCCCATCCAGTCGGGAGGTTCGCCCGCTTTGCCTCCGGCGCGGCCGGGTCCAATATCGTCGGCAGATAGGCGAGCAGATGCGTCACCGCGGCAGGCGCCATCGCCTTCACCGCCGCGCACAAAGCCGCCGTCGATCCCGCCAGCAACGCCCCCGCCGCGTCCAGCATCGCCTGCTGCCCGGCGTCCTTCGGCCCCCTTATGTCGGGGATCGACACCAGCGCCCCGCCCAGCGCCGCCCGCGCGGCATCGTCATACAGGCATGGCCGCCCGTCGGCGGGGATCACCCACCACCATGGCTCGCCTACCTGAAATTTGGCCGGCAGGCCCGCCTCCAGCGCCAGCGCGACAAACGCCCCCGCCACCGCCTGCAAATAGGCCATGGCCCCGGCATGGGCGGGCGACAGCAATGTCGATGGCGGCTCCCATCCGGTCAGCGCCGGATCGCCATTTTCCGCTCGCTGCTTCCAGTCGCCCCAGCAATGGGCGTCGAACAGTTCATAGGACAGCGACCAGATGACGCCGAACCCCAGCGCCTTCGCCCGTCGCGCGAAATCGTCATGCCAGGCCGCGCACGGCCCGTTCAGCACCCCGCCCGCCAGACTGGCATAGAGGCCCCCGTCCCCGGCCCGCTCCAGCCGGAAATAATGGCTCATGCCGACATAATGGTTGATGTCGCCGCGATAGCCCAGCGCATGGATCGCCGCGACCAGCCGTTCGGGCGTCTGGTTATAGGCGTCGTCATAGCCCGTCGCCATCGACAGCCCATGTTCGGGCAGCATCACATCGCCCACCACCAGCACCGACCCGGAACCGTCGCAGCGCAGTTCGCTCAGTTCCGCCCAGCCCGCCTGCCCGACCGCAAAGGGCGTGTCCCCCGCGTCATAACCGGGCGGAACCAGCGAAATGAACATCCGGTCGACATCGCCCGCCCACACCGGATCGGCCTCGTCGGGCAACAGATAGCCGCCGACCAGATCGCCGAAATCCAGCGCAATCTCGGCATCTTCGGCTGCGCCCGTGGCATAGTTCCACAGCCGCACATACCAGGCGCGCGGATTGCCCGCCGCGTCCCGCCCCTCGATGGTCAGCGTCGGCCCATGCGTCTCATCGAGCCGCCTGATCCCGCCGCTGCGCCAGCGGAACCGCAACCGGCAGGCGCGAAAATCCCGCGCGGTTTCATACGCCAGCAGAGGATGGCTCCACTTGTCCTCCGCTTCCCAGATCAGCCCCGCCAGATCGCCCGATCCATAAAAGACCGCATCCACCCGCAACGCATCGGGCGCGGTGGTGACGACGCTCGCCATCATCGGCCGGGGAAAATTGACCGTCCAGTGCGTCGGCGCAAACCGCTTGAGGAAGCCCGTCTCCTGCCCGCCCCGCGCGTCCGCCAGCCAGTAATCCAGCCGCCGCCCGCTCATGCCCCCGCTCATGCCCCCGCTCATGCCCCCGCTCATGCCAGCGCCCCCTTCACCGCCCGCGCCACCTGCCGGGCGCTGCGGGCCAGCAGGCGCGGGCCATCCTCTCCGCCGCCCGCGCCGCGCACCGCGATGCTCACCCGCACGTCGCGCCCCGCGCCGAAGCCGGTCGCCACCTGCCCGCTGCTCGTCGGCACAAACACCTCCGGTCCGCGCTCACCCACCAGATAGGCCCGCCCCGGCGCCACCGGCCCGCCCGTCGCCCGCCCCGGCAGGCCCAGCACCGACCCCAGCAGCGAAGCGCCCAGCCCCAGTAGGCCGCCGGCACCCCCGCCGCCGCCCAGGCTCCCGACCGCCGACCGCAACGCGCTCGCCGCAATCTCGTCCAGCACGCTCATGGCGATGCGGCGCAGATCCTCGAACCCGAATTTCCCGGTCTTGACCGCGCGCAGCAACCCCGCCTCGATCCGCTGCCCGGCCCGCTCGGCCCCCGCCGCCAGCGGCCCTTCCATCCCCTCGCGCATCGCCGCCACATCGCGGGCAAAGGCCTGCGTGTCGGCCCGGACGCTGACCACCAGCGTCTCGATTTCCTCATCCATGTCGCTTCTCCCGTGGGCGCTAGAGCGTTTTCTAATCAGGTGGAATCACCTGATGACTCGGAAAACGCGACAAATCAGAAACTTAGAGCAGTCGAGCCGACTCAGTCGGGTCGACTGCTCTAATCCGGCATCGCCGCCATCATCCGCGCCAGCGCCTCGCCATCCACGCCGGCGACATCCTCGCCGCCGCGAGCCGCCTCCATCACCGCCGCCAGCTCATCGGGCGTCGCGCGCCAATATTCGTCGGGCCGCCACCCCAGCAGCAACCCGGCCACCCCCGCCAGCCGCGCCGCCCGCGTGGCAAAGGCCTCGCTCACCGCCCCGCCAATATCTGGCGCAATATCGCTTTCAGCACCGGCGCAGCCTGCGCCAGCCCGGCGGCGGCCACCGCCTCGCCCAGCGCCTCGCGGTCCAGCCCCTCGGGCGGATCGACCAGGCAATGCCAGAACAGCCCCGCCATCTCCGCCAGCGTCAACTCGCCCGCCGCCGCCCGCTCGACCAGCGCGAACAGCGATCCCAGTTCGCCCTCCGCCGCCACCAGCGCGGCAAAACTGGGGCGCAACGTCACCGCCTCGCCCCGCACGGTCAGCGCCGCCTCGCCGCGCGCCGGATTGGCCGCGCTCATTCGCTCACCACCGGGCCGGAACTTTCCAGCCCCAGCGCATAGTTGCGTTCGCCATTATAATCCCCGGCATAGTCCAGCCGCGTGACCAGAAACCGGCCACGCATCCGCTCGCCGCTCTCGAACGACAATTCATATTCGTCGATCGTCCCGGCCAGCGCATGGTTGCGGATGCGCACCTCCGCCGCCGATCCGGTGAACAGGCCCGCCGCCGATACGCTCACCGATCGCACCCCCGCACCCGACAGCAATTCGCGCCACCCGCCCGAATCCTTGCTGGTCACGTTGACCGCCTCGCCGTTCACCGACAATTGCGTCGTCCGCATCCCCGCCACCGTCGCATAAGCGACAGGGCTGCCCCCATCGCCGACCTTCAGCAGAAATGCGCTGCCCTTCTCCACACCCATGGTCCATCCTCCCGTCCTTGCAGGATCAAGGCCGCCCCCTTGGCGACCCGATAATCTCGTCTGGAATCAGAGTTTGTCTGGAAATGCGCCTTTGGCGCATCCGCACCGGCCCACGCAGCCGAGGCGCGTGACTCGTCTGCGTGGGCCGGCGCCGCATCGAAAATGCGCTCTTCCGCGCATTTTCAAACAGACCCTCACCCCTCGGCGCGCAGCGCCCGCACGCGATAGTCCACCACGCCGCGCCAGCCGCCCTCGCGCCTATGCCCTGGTCCCGGCCGGGCGATGCGCGACCGGATCAGCGCCACGCCGACCATATGCCACCCATCGCGCGCCAGCCCCGCCAGCCCATGCAGCGCGCCGTCGACGCGCGTCAGCATCGCCGCGATGCCGCCTGCGCCCTCGCCCGGATCACGCAACTCGATGGCGATCCGCACCTCGCGCCCGTCCAGCCCCTTGCCGCCCCAGTCCGCGCCCGAACATTCGGCCAGCATCACATACGGCCCGCTCGCCTGCCCCACGTCGCCATCGCTCACGCCATTGACCCGCCCGGCAAGGTCGCCGTCCGCCCGCAACGCCGCCAGCACCGCGCCCCGCACCGCCATCTCCGCGCTCATGCTTCGCCCCTTCCCGCGTCGCGCAGCCGCGCCTCACGCATCCACCGCGCCATCAGACCACGCCCCGACGCCCGCACCGCCTCACCCTCAATCGTCACCTCGCCTACGCCCGCCGCCCGCAACGCCGCCGCCACATCGGCCCGCCGCCGCTGCGCCCGCCGCTCGACCAGCGCCACGATCCACCCGATCATGCCAGCCGCATCCGCCGCCAGGGCCGCCACAGCGCGGTCACCACCGCCGGCATCGCCGCGTCGTCGCCCGTCCGCGTCGCATGATAGTCCGCCGCCAGCCGCACGATCCCCTGCCGCACCGCTTCGGGCAGGCCGTTCATGTCGGCCGCCATCCCGGCGCGATAGCTGACGCGCAAATGGGTCGCATCGGTCGGCGCGATCACCCGCACCCACCCGTCGCCCGCCCCGTCAATGTCGATCGCATAGCTCTCGACCGACAACGCCACCGCGCCACCCGCCGCGTCCAGCCCCTCGACCGCCTCGATCGCCACCACCGGCCGCGCCGACAGCCGCGTCCATTCCCGCGCCGCGATCACCGTCTCGCGCGCCTGCCGTTCGATCAGCCACTGGCCGACAAAGGCTTCGCACACCCCCTCGGCCGACCGCAGCAGTCCGGCCAGCAATCCATCCTCGTCACCGCTCTCGATCCGCAGGTAAGCCTTGAGCACCTCCAGCGGGCTGGCCATCGCAACAACATCCTGCTCCACCATCACCGCTCCTCCACCCGCAGCAGCGTCGACCGCTCATCCTCCTGCCCGTCGGACAGGGTGACGCGATTGGTCACGCGATACAGCCGCCCCACCGCCCCGCCCGACAGCCGCACGCTGGTCCGCTGCGCCTCGTGCGCATCGGCCTCGACCATCACGCCGCCCGCCTCGTCGGGCGTCACAGTCCATTGGCTCGCGACAATGCTCTGCCCGGCCAGATAGGCGGACCAGTCGAAACCATGGTCGACCCGCGCCTGCGGATCCTTGCACATCAGGCTCATCGGATCGTCTCCTCCTTCTCCCGCTCCGGCCGCGCCGCCGCCTCGCCGGGCCGCAACCGCGCGCCATGCCCCGGCCGCATCCCGCCGACCCACGCCCCGCCCCAGCCGCGCGGCCGCGGCTCGTCGCTCGCCGCCACCGGCCGCCCGCCTATCGGATCATTCAGCAGCATGGGCCATCTCCAGCGCCGTCACCCGCGCGGTCAGCCGGGCGATCTCCCGCCGCAGCCACATGGCTTCCAGCGCCAGACACTCGTCATAACGCAGCCCCCAACGATCGCCCGCCGCCCGCCCCGGCCGCACCAGCGCGCCATCGGCGTCGCGCGCCTCGTCCTCCGCGTCCCAGGCGTCATGACACACCAGCCCCCATCGGACCGCCGCGCCCGCGCCCAGCACCCCGTCGATCACGTCGCGCGTCTCCTGCGCCACCATGCCCATATGCCAACGCGCATCCGCGCCCTTGGCCGCCACCGCATCGGCAAAGCGGTATCGCCGCCACGCGGCCCCGCCCCAGGCGTCCAGCAAAGCCTCATCCGGCGCGCCCACATCCACCTTGTCGCGCGCGTCGGACGTGTTGATCGTCCCCGTCCCGGCATAGACGACCGACCATCGCCGCGCCGCCTCGCCCAATGTCCGGCTGTTGTCAGCGTCGGGCCGCACAATGCCCGTCACCGTCACGCCCGTGCCCGCGTCGAACCGCGCCACCTGCGTGCGCGTGGTCGATCCGTCGGCGGTCAGGTCGATGCTCGCATAAATGCCTAGATTGGTCGGCGAATGGGCGCTGGTCGATGAAAAGACGATCCGCGCCTGCTGGCCAAAGGCGCTGCCCGTCCAGGGCCGCGACGACAGTTCGAACAGGCTCACATTGGCCGCGCCGATCTGTTCTGGCGCCGCCAGCGTGCCATAGGCCGCCTGCCCCACGAAATTGCAGTGGGTGGCGATCGAACTGCGATAGGAAATCACCGTGCACTGGGCAAAATTATTGGCCATGGCGTTCACCTGCGCTGCGCCGGTCGCGCTGGTCGTGTCCACAGTCACCACGCCCGTCACCGTCCCGCCGGTCGACGCCAGATAATCGCCGCTGGCATGGGTCGCCGCGCTGCCCAGCCCCAGCGCCGCCCGCGCCCCGGCCGCATCACTCGCGCCCGTCCCGCCATGGGCCAGCGCCAGCGTTCCGCCCAGCGTCAAAGTCCCGCTCACGCTCACCGGCCCGCCCGTGAGGGTCAGCCCGGTCGTCCCTCCCGACCCGTCGACGCTGGTCACCGTGCCCGCCGCGCTGCTCGTCCCCGCGCCGATATAGGCCCGCGCCGCCGCCGCATCGCCCTGCGTCAACACGCCCCGCCCGAACGCCGCAGTGCCCGCCGCCGCAATAGCGCTCAGGTCCGCGCTCGCCGCCTGCTTGCCCGCCAACCCGGCCTCGACCGCCGCGATGGCGTCGGCCTGAACAGCCAACCCACCAGCCAGCGCGTCAATACTATCCTGCTGCCCCGCCTGCGCCGCGCCGAGCGCCGCGACATCGCTCGCCAGCGCATCGGTCGCCGCCACGCCCGCCGCCAGCGCCGCGTCCAGCCCATCGACATCCCCGACGCCATGACCATGGCCCACGATCTGCGCCAGCCAGTCGGCAGTCGGCGTCAGCGCGACATGTTTCTCCCCGACGCTGAAATCCACCGCCGCGCCATCCGCGCTCGACGCCACCGGCTCGCGCGCCAGCAGGCCTTCGCCGTCCAGCCAGCCAATGCCCGTCTCCCACTCGCCCGGCGAAGCCACCCCGAAAATCGCATAGGGAAAACGCGCCTCGGCCTCCACCGCGTCGGCAAAGCGGCGATAGCCCGCCACCGCCCCGCCCAGCGCCAGCGGCCCCGCACCCCCGGCGTGGCAGACCTCCAGCACCAGGTCGGCAAATATGATCGGCTCCATCCCCGCCCCCGCTCAAACATGAAAACGGCCCCCTTCCGCATCCGGGAAGGGGGCCGCATGATTCCGACGAAAATGCCGCCGCTTAAGACGCGGCGAACTTCATCAATTTGATCGCTTCCGAATTGGCCACCGCGCCGCCGATCCGCTTCACCGCATAGAAATGCACGAACGGCTTGTTGCTGAACGGGTCGCGCAGGATGCTCGTCTCGCCCCGCTCCGCGATCACATAGCCCGCCGCGAAATTGCCAAAGGCGATGGACAGGCTGTCGGCGGCGATATCGGGCATGTCCTCGGCTTCGACCACCGGGTATCCCAGCAGGCTCGCGGGCTGCCCCGCGCTGAGCGAAGGCTGCCACAGGAACGCGCCGTCATCGGTCTTCAGCTTGCGGATCGCCGCCAGCGTGGCGGAGTTCATCACGAAACTCGCCCCCTGACGATAGGGCGCGCGCAGGCTCTGCACCAGGTCAATGAGCCGGTCGGCCGGGTCCGCGTCAAAAGCGCCCGCCGCGCCCGACGCCACATATTGCAGCGTGCCGAACGCCCGCGCGCCGTCCGCCGCGCTGCTCGTGGCATAGGTCAAAAAGCCCTTGGGCTTGTTCGTCCCATTGCCGTTGACGAAGGCCGCACCCTCCGCCGCCGCGAACTCGCGCGCGATCTCGCCCGCCAGCCAGCTTTCGACATCGAACGCCGCATCGTCCAGCATCGCCTGGCTCGCCGCCGGATTGGCGTAAAGCTCGCCCGCGGGCGGCGCGATCTCGTTGAAGGTCGGCGTCCCCGTCTCGGCCCGCGCGCCCGTCTCGCTGGCCCAGCCCGACACGATGCCGCCCGACGTCACCAGCTTGCGATAGCCCGCCGTGCCCGTCCGCACGACATTGGCGATGGCGCGGATCGGCGAAACGCTCTTCAGCGTCGCGTCGATCATCCCGTCAATCTCGCGCGGCACCGCATAGCCGCCCGCAGCGCCGGTCGCGCCCGAAAAGCTTTTCAACTCGACGCCCGCTTCCATGCCCTGGCGCAGATAGCGGTCGACAAAGGCCGCCCGCGCCGGATCGACGGCTCCGCCCTTCACTCCGTCCAGCGCCGGCCGCCCGGCCGCCACCACTGCCGCATCCATCCGCCCGCGCAAAGCCGCGACCTCCGCTGCGATCCCGTCGATCCTCTCCCCCTGAAGCACAGCGTCAAACGCCCCCTCCAGATCATCCGTCACCCGCACATCCATAATCATCTCCCGCTCGCCAAAAACAAAAAGGCCGCCCCAAACGGGACGGCCCAACAAAGAAAGAACTGATCCAGCCGCAACGAAATCGCCAGCAATGTTTGTCAGGCGAAGTCGAACGAACGGCCATTGCCCCCGTCATCCATTCACCGTAATTCTTGATCCTTCATCGGAGCATCCATGTCGCGCTCGAAAAAGATCATCGCCTGGATGGACCGCGATCTGGACCACAGCTTCCGCCCAGGCCAGAAACCCGCGTCGATGGTCATCATCTTCCTGCCGGTTCCATTCGCCATCGCGGGCGAAAGCCTGAGCCTGCCCCATCGACCGATCTGGGCCATCACCCTCTGCATTATGGCCCTGCTGGCGATCTTCTGGACCTGGCGCTACATCCGCGCCATGCGCCGCTTCGCGGCCAAATCAGACCGCATCTACGACATACGGACGAAGCATATGCTGCCCCCCGAATATGCCGACACCCACAGCGCCACCAAAGCCGCCAAACTCCGCGCGCTGCTCCGTCGGAACAAGGACCCCAAATGACCTATCCATCGGGCGCCAAAGCCGAAGCCCAGCTCTTCCTTCATACGATCAAAAGCAGTTTCGCCTTCACCGGCCGCGCCCGCCGAACCGAAGTCCTGCTCTACCACATATTCAGCGCCCTGGCAGGCGTGGTGCTCGGTTTCGTCGGAGGCGTTGTTCTTCCACAAGCCATCGCCGGGCCATTGATCGCGCTGTTTCAACTGATCGCCTTTGTCCCGATGGTGGCCCTCTTCGCCCGCCGCCTCCACGACCAGAGCCGTTCAAACTTTTGGCTCATCATATTGCCAATCGGTGTCGGCCTCAGCCATTTTCAGGGGCAGTTTTGCGGAACCACCGCAGTCTTTACGCGCGTCTACAACCTCGCCCACATCGCCGTCGTGATCCTTCTCCTCGCGCTCCTCTACTGGCCCGGCACCAAGGGCCCGAACGCCTATGGCCCCGACCCACGCCAGCCATGATGAACCTCACCCGCGACGGCGCGCAGCATATCCCCGCCGCCCTCGACGCCATCGCCCTCGCTACCCTCGAAGCCGCCTTCGCCGCGCTCCCGGCCGACCGCGCGGGCCAGCGCCTCACCGGCCTTGCGACCCTCGCGCCGCTCCTCGCGCCAACGGGCGCCATCGGCCGCCACGCCGCCGCCCATCTGGGCGACGCCGCCCGCCCCGTCCGGGCCCTCTTCTTCGACAAGAGCGCAGCAACCAACTGGGCGCTCGGCTGGCATCAGGATCGCACCATCGCCGTTACCGCCCCGGTCGAAACGCCCGGCTTCGGCCCCTGGACGGTGAAGCAGGGCATCCACCATGTCGCCCCGCCCCAGTCGCTGCTCGACGATATGCTCACCCTGCGCGTCCATCTCGACGATGTGGATGCGGGCAACGCCCCGCTCCTCATCGCGCCGGGTTCCCACCGCCATGGCCGGGTCGCCGAAGCGGATGTGCCCGCCCTCGTCCTCCGCTGCGGCGTCCATGCCTGCATCGCGCAGCGCGGCGACATCTGGCTCTACGCCACGCCGATCCTTCATGCGTCGGAAGCCGCCGCCAATCCCCGGCATCGCCGCGTCCTGCAACTCGACTACAGCGCCGATGCCCTGCCCGGCGGACTGGAGTGGCTCGGCGTCTGACCCTCCACCGCCACCACCCGCGCCATCGGCTGCATCGGATGGCTGACCAGGCTCACCTCCACCAGCTCCAGCGCCAGCAATTCGCGCGGTCCCGTCCCCCGCGCCGCCTTCACCCGGTAACCGAAGGACAGCCCGTCGACCTCCCCCGCGCGCAGCATCGCCGCCGCCCGCCGACCCAGCGCCCCGCGCGCCGACACCCGGCCGATCACGCGCAGGCCCCGCGCGTCCTCCTCCAGCCGCTCGACCGCGCCGATCACCTGCCCCGGCCCATGCTGCCACAATAAAGGCACCCCCGCCGCCGCCAGCCTGCCGCCAAAGGCCCCGCGCCGCACCACGTCCCCGCCCCGGTCCACCCGGTCGAACAAAGCCGCATAACCGGCAAAGCGCACATCGCCGCTCATCCCTTCACCAGCCCGACCAGCCCCGCCTTCACCGCAATCCCCAGCAACAGCAGCGCCATCCCGATCCGCACGACCCACCCGATCACCGCGCCCCGCGCCGCCTTCTTCGCGTCGCGCCAGGCGGAAAGCAATTCGCGCAGTTCGCGCATGTCCGCCGCCGCCCGCCGGTCCGACAGGCCCAGCCGCGCCAGCGCCCGCTCAGCGCCCAGCTCGCTCGCCTCCTCGATCAGCGCGCGGATCATCACCATGTCCGGCTCCGCCTGCGCCACCAGCCGCGCCAGCATCTCGCCCTCAACGCCCATCGCCCGCTCCCCTCACAGCTTCAGCAGCGCCCTCTTCTCCTCGGCGCTCAGGAAATCGGCCGCCGCGATCCGCTCCCACAGCGCGCTCTGCTCGTCCGACAGGGCGGGCACAGCGTCCAGGTCCGGCGCAATCTCCACCCCCGGCCACCAGTCGCCCAACCCCTGCCCCAGCGCGCCCGCGATCTTCGCGACCAGCGGCAATATCGCCTGCCGCCACAGCGCCTTGTTCGCCTCGCGATAATTGGCGTAGGCGTTGTCGCCCGGCAGCCCCAGCAACATCGGCGGCACGCCGAAGGCCAGCGCGATCTCCCGCGCGGCCGCCGCCTTCAACCCCACGAAATCCATCTCCGCCGGGGTCAGGCTCATCGCCTTCCAGCTCAGCCCCCCTTCCAGCAACATCGGCCGCCCGGCATTGGCCGCGCCCGCAAAGGCCGCCTCCATCTCGCGCTTCACCCGCTCATACTGGTCGGGCGTCATCACCGATCCATCGCCCGGATCATAGACCATCGCCCCGCTCGGCCGCGCCGCATTGTCCAGCAGCGCCTTGTTCCACACCGTCGCCGCATTGTGGATGGCGACCGCGCCCGCCGCCGCCCCGGCGCAACCCAACCCATAATGGTCGTCCAGCGGATGCAGCGCCTTCAAATGCACGATGCTGGTGCGCCCCGCCCCGTCCTGCGGCGTCAGTCGGGTGACGCTGTCGGCCACGCGATAGCTGTAGGCGGCGGGCCAGCCGCGCCCGTCCGGCTCCACCCGCACCCGTTCGGGGCGCAGCGCGAACAGCTCGGCGGGCATCCCGTCGGCTCCCGGCAAAATCTGCACATAGCCATTGCCGTGCAGCAACAGGTGACAGGCCAAAGTCTCGACCAGCCCCTGCCCGGCGGAACAATGACGCACCAGCGCCAGCGCGCGTTCCGCCTCCTCATGTCCCCCGGCCTTCAGCGCCGTCGCCCCCGCCCCTTCGGACACCAGCCGCACCGCCCGCTGCGCCACCGGATTGCCGATCACCCCGGCGCGCAACTGCGCCTCGTAACTGGCGGGCCATTCGCCCAGCGCCACCGCACCCGTGCCCCAGGCGCGCGCCAGCACCGGCCGCACCACCGGCGCGGCCGCCTTCGTCCCGAACCATTTCATATCAGCATCCCCATAATGCAAAAATCCCCTCCCCACCGGGGGAGAGGATCAAGGAAGGCCAGCGGACAGCGCCGGCTGTCGAAACGCACTATCGGGGATCAGCGCCCCTTTACGGATTGCGCCGCAATACCCGGTCGCACACCTTATTGGTGCCTTCGCTCTTGCCGATCACCCGGCCCGCGACAGCGCCCGCCGCGCCAGCGAGCAGCGTTTCGCCCAGGCCGCCGCCCGCCAGCACGCTGACGCCCGCGCCACCCGCCGCGCCGATCACCGTGCCCTTGTCGCGGCCCTTCTTCGCCTGAAGCAGACAATAACGCACATCGTCCCGGTCGCGCGGCGTTGCGCGCGCCACCCGCGCCTTTTCCTTGGCGTTCAGGCTCGCCGCCATCGCCGGGGTCGCGATCAGGCTGATGCCCACCGCCGCGCCCCATATCGCCGCCCATTTCATAACCAGTCTCCGTTCGTTACACTTCACGAACGGAAAACGAGCGGATCGGCTTGTGGTTCCCGCTCACATCCCCCGCACCCGCGCCTCTCCGCGCTGGGCCAGCATGATCTCGCTCAAGGCCCAGATCAGCGCGTCGGCCCGGTCGGGGGAGCGCCCCGGCCCCTGATAACCGCCCCCGCTCACAAAACCGCAAAGCTGGTCCTCCAGCATCGGGAAAGCGCCCAGATGCATCACCCGCCCGACCTCATAGAGCGCCGCTATCGGCTCGGCCCGCGCCACCTTGCCCCGCGTCGCATGGACCAGCCGCACCGGCAGGTTCGCTTCCGCCGCGCGCAGCACGCTCTCCACCATCGCGCCGCCGTTATTGGCTTCGGCTATCACCCGGTCCGCGCCGTGTGCCGCCGCCGCGCCCGCCACCGCCCGCGCCCAGCCTTCCGGCCCCAGCCCCTCGACGCTGGCGTCGGCGATCACATAGCCGCGCCCGTCGGCATCCTGCCCGGCGACGACAATGCCGCAAGCGTCCCGCCCGATCCCGGCGGGCGGATCGACCCCCACCACCACCCGGACCAGCAGCGCCCCGGCATCCGCCAAGCCCGCCACATGCGCTGCGCGGCACCGCTCGATCAGCGCGCGGCTCCACAGCGCGCCGGCAATCTCCTCGATCAGCTCGCCGTCCAGTTCCTGCCGCCCCAGCCGGGTGCCGCCATAATATTTCATCATCCGCGTCAGGAAATCGGGGGCCAGATGCGCCATATTGTCGCCCGTCCGCCCGCGCGTCGCCACCACGTCGCCTGCCTCCGTCGCCGCGGCGCGCGCCATCAGCGCGCGGACCAGCGGCACCGGACGCGGCGTCGTCGTCGCCACCACGCGCGGCCGCCGCCCCAGCCGCATCCCCATCATCAGATTGTCCCAGGCCGCCTCGCCATGCGGCCATTTGGCGATCTCGTCGGCCCAGCCATGGCTGAACTGCGGCCCGCGCAGCGCCTCGGGGTCGGCCGCGCCGAACAATGTCGCCATCGCGCCGTTTGGCCAGATCAACCGGCGCAGCGCCGGGGCAAAGGCGGGCCGGTTCCACCAGGGCGCAATGGCCAGCAGCCCCGATGCCCCCTCCACCATCACGCTGCGCGCCTCGTGCAGGCTCGCAGCCACCAGCGCGATCCGCGCCTTGCCGTCCTGTTCCGCAATGCCGCGCACCCATTCCGCCCCGGCCCGCGTCTTGCCGAAACCGCGCCCCGCCATCATCAGCCATGTCGACCAGTCGCCCGGCGGCGCCATCTGTTCGGGCCGCGCCGTCCACGCCCATTCATGCGCCAGCCGCTCGGCCGCCGCCGCGTCCAGCCCCGCCAGCAACCGCTCGCGCTCCTCCGGAGGTTGCGCCGCCAGCCATTCCATGTCCGAACGCGGCATCTGCTTCCCCCGAAATCACCACTCTCAATCGCCGTCGTCGCCGGTCGCCCGCCGCCGCTGCCGCACCTCATCCAGCACCCGGCGCATCCGGGCGAGCGCATCCTCGCCATCGGGCCGGTCGCGCATCTCCTCGGCGCGCAACGCCGCCACCGTACCCCGATGCGCCAGCAACAGCCGCACCCCCACCTGCAAAGGCACGCCGCGCCGGATCTTGCGGCTCTTCACCGCCCCCTCGCTGTCCAGGACGATGTCTTCCTGCTCGCTGCCGAACAGCGTCTGGCGCAGCAGCAACGCCTCCAGTTCGGCATAACCGATGCTCAACGCCTGCGCCCATTCACGGGCAAAGGCCGGGTCGCGCCGCTTCTGCTCATAGGCGCTGGAACTGGACTTCTTCGCAGCCCGCGCCGCCTCCGTCACATTGCAGGTCGCCGCCAGCGTCTCCATGAATTTGCGCCGCCGCGCGGTCGTCCACCCGTCCTTGCGCACCGTGCGCAACTGCGCCGGGGCGTCGCCGCTGGCGATCCTTGTGCGCGCCACGGTCATCCCGCGCGCCTCCTCCTCATCCGCCATGGCCTCTCCCCGTGCAAAAGGCGCGCGAAAGGCCCCGGCCATCAAGGCCAGGCTCAT